AGAAGATCCCGTCCCGGTCGGTGATCGCCATCTGCTCGGCGTGCCACTGCTGACGCAACGCCAGAATCGCGGCCTGGAAAGCAGGATTGTTCTTCAGCTGTTGAGCTTCGTCAGCCAGCGTTTTACGCTCGTCGTTGTTCATTTCTTCGGTTTCGGTTTGGGCTTCATCTTGGCGATCGTCTGCTGGTTTTGCAGCGTCGCATTGGTGGTCATCGCCTGATGTGTCCGGTCGAGCTGGTTCTGCTCCGCCTCATGGCTGCGATCAGCGTCGCCAGCGAGAGCGCCGGCAATGATCTGGTGCCCCTTCATCGCGTGGCCCTGCATCGCGGCATGATGGTCGGCCGCCATCTTGGTCATCGCCTGGACGTGCTGGCTCTGCAGCTGCCCCATCGCCTGCTCGTGCTGGGCGGCGAGCTGGGCGGCTTGCAGCTGCGCCTCGTTCTGCGCCTGCTGGCCGGCTTGCGCGGTCGCGTCGGCGTCGTTCTGCGCCTGGGACATCTTGATCTGGCTGTCCTGGTCGGCCGCGGCGCTGTCCTGCTGGTCCTTCATCAGCTGGCTCGCCAACGTCGCCAGCTGGGCGTGCCGATCGAGGCCGAACTTGTTTCCCTCCAACTCCAGCTTCTGCAGGTCGACCATCGTCTTGGCGTGCAATTGCTGATGCTTGAGCTGGGTGTCGGCCATCAGGCGCGTGCGGTCGATCGCCTGCTGCCCGACCGTCTTGGTGCTCTCCGCCCGCACCTTCTCCAACATCGCCTGGGCCGCCACCGCTTGCGGATCAGGCGTCTTGGGCTGCGCGGCGATCTGCTGCAGCATCTGTGGGCTCGGGGTGCGGAAATAACGGCCGACGTTCTTGATGTTGGCGAGCGCCAGCATGTCGGTGACCGTGTTCAGCATCTCCGGGATGCCGACCACAGGATTGCCGGGACCAAACTGCGAGAACACCAACTGCTGCTTCTGGTCGATCTGCTGCAACGCCAGCATTCGCACCATGTCGGAGCCCTTGCCGAGGTTGGGATTGACCTCCATCGACAGCGTCGGATCGAAGGTCGAAGTATCGCAGGGCACGTATTTGCCCCGCATCTTCAGCATCCGGGTCTGGTTGGGGTTTTCACAGATTTCGCCGTACAGGCCGGCAAAAACGTCCTTGAAGCCGGTTTCGCACAGCACTCTGGCGACGAGCTCGACCCGCTCCTGCGCGCCGTTGATCACCGCCTCGACCCCGATCATGGTTGAGCTCTGCAACGCCTTGGGATCGAGGCCTTTGGCGGCGTCCGACAAACCGGTTCGCCGCTGCAGAACATCGTTCAGCATCTCGATCACCGGCATCATCTGCTGACCGAGGAACGGCGTCGAAGTGAACATCACACTGGAGTTGGGGTCGCCGCGGGTCCTGATCACTGCGCCCAGATCGTCGTTCATGGCGTCGTCTGGATTGACCAGGAGCTCGTTGATGACGGTCTTGGGATTGATCGACTCGGCGGCGCTGTCGAGCGTCGCCCGCATCGCATTGGTCTTAATCCTCTGAATGTCCTCGGTATAATCCGAAATCGATTGGCCGATAATCGTGTGCGACACCGGGTCGCACGAGAACATGGCGAACTTGACCCGATTGGCCTCCTCGTCGCTCAGAATCTCGTAGTTCTCGCCGATTGTGGTGATGTAGCGCAGCTCCGGCACGCCATCGCCATCCTTGTCGATCTTGACGAACCACTCGCCGTATTTGCAGCCGTCGCCGATACTGGAGCCCATGAAGCGGCCAGGATTGCGCAATTGCGGCTCGGCGGAAAAAGCGTTCTCGCTCGACTGCACGTTCTCGACGCACTTGTCGCGCGGCACGCCCATGGCGATCAGCTGGTCGATCGGCACCACACGCTCGTGGCCGACAATCCGGCTCTCGCGAAAGGTCCTGGCGTACCGATCGAGCCGCATCTCTTCCGGCGGCACGCCGGCAACCTTGATCAGAGGCTTCGAAACCTCGAATTCGACAATGGCGTAGTCGTAGACCGGCGGCGGCGGCGCCGTCAGATTGGCAGGAAGGGGAGGAGGCGGTGCTCCAGCCATTGGTCCTGGTGGAGGGCCTGCTGGACCAGGGCTCCCAGGCGGACCAGATCCCGGGCTATTTGGCGTTCCTCCCGGCGGCGCTCCAACCATCGGTCCTGGCGGAGGTAGCGGAGACGGAATCGGCCCAGGCCCTGGTTGGGGTGGACCACCCGCATTAGCTGGCGGCCCAGCGGCCGGCGGAGGTGGAACGGCTGGCCCAGAAGGCGGTACCGGTTTGCCAATCTCGAATATCTTCGCACTCTGGTCCTCCGACAGCAGCACCTGCAGCTGCTCCGCGGTGACGTTTTCGAACCGCTTGCGCCGCATTTCCTTGTTGGTGTCGGTCCACCACTTGAGGAAACCAGAGCGAACTGTCAACGCATCCTTGATCGCCCCATAGAGGTTGAGAAAACCATCGTTGTCATGCCAGAAAACATAGTTGACGTAGTCGGTCGCCTGCTCCGCCAGATCGGCGTCGGCCTCCGATCGCGGCACCAGGAAGATCGGGCTCTCCGAGGCTCCGAACAGCCGGATCAACCCCGGCATCATCAGCATGATGGCGTCCTTGACGTCGGTCGACACGAAGGTCGAGCGATTGGGGACGTCGCTGTTGTCGCTCTCGTTGAGAATCTCGCCCAAGGTCTTCTTGGGATCGACGCCGCGGAACGGCGAAAGGACATCACTGTAATCCAGTGATGGGGAATAGCCGTAGTACAGCAACTCGGCCGCACTGCGATCGCCGGCCAGGACCGAATTCTCGTAGTCCCGGCAGTCCTCCATCATGGATTGGAGGTAAGTCTGGTAGCTCTCTGGATCAGAGGGATCGTAGAAGGACGGCGCGCTGGACTTGTCAGACTTGAAATGCGCAAAGATGCGTTCAAGAGCCATTCCAGCCCCCGCCGACGCACCTTTGTCGGAGGTCTAGCGCGATTAGCGCTTGGCTGGCAACTCGTTCATCCGCTCCAGCTCAACCCCAGCAGCGTGGAAATGACCGATCAGCACCTTCCACGCCTTGGGGTTGACGCTCTCGCGCTGCTGTTCAAGCGCGCGATCGAGCAACTCGCGCACCAGCTGTTCCGGCTCATCGAGCGCCATCGTCATGTCCAGGCTCTGCCGGCTCAGATCGGCGGAGCCGCGGGGCTGGGTTGGAAATGGCGACATATCCATGCGTTGTGGGGGATCGGCGGAACCTCGCCCAGCAATTGCAGCGCCTTCCGGCAACGCGCCGGTTTCAGAAACCCCGCCCTCGTCCGCTCGCCCCTCTGGTTCGCCCATTCGACGCACTCCCTGCATGTGTGATTGGCATTCGGGATGGCAAAATGGGCCTGTCCCGGATAAGTTGCAAGGTGCTGATCGCTGGACGCGGTGAGGTTCTGATTGCCGACCATCACACCAGCCCCCGCAATCGACGCCTGAGCCGCCCCTGGCCGCCCCATTTGGCGCTGGTCGAGGAGCTGATCAAAGGCAGGCCGACGCAGCCGGTGCGGAAGGCGTCGGCGGCGTCCTCGGCCTCGTCGGGAATCGCCATCCCGGTCTTGCCGCGCCGATAGGACCTCAGACGCGCCAGCCCGCGCCGAGTGGCGCTCTCGTCAAACCAGCTAATGCCCAAGCTGGCCCGGGTGGCGGTGATGCCGTCCTCGGTCGAATGGTTGGGCACCGTGATCACCGGCTCGGCGAGCAGGTTATTGAGCTCGTGCCTCCGAGAGTGGCCGGTCGACAGCTCGCGCACCTCGACATCGTGCGGCAGCAGATGGGCGCGATAGGCGAAACCTCCCGTTTTGGCCTTCAAGGCCAAGAGTGTGGTGTAGTGGCTGAGTGGCTTGCCGCGGCCCTCGATGTAATCAATCCAGTGCAACTCCCGACCACAGACCTGGAACAGCCACACACACTGCAGGTGCCGCATGCCGAGGTCCCAGCTGGTGATGACGCTGGTGTTCAAGTCGGGAGAAACACGGGTCACTCTTCCCTGCATCTGCAGGCTGTTGAGCGCCTCGGTGTAAAACGCCCCCTCGACCGGGGCGTCGAACGAGTTCATCATCTCGCGCGCGAACTCGTCCGGCGACATGTCGTTGCGCATCTCCTCCACTTCGTGATGCGACAGCGCCTCCTCGCCGGTGTCGACAATCTTGATGTCGAAAATCGCCCAGTTGGGGTCGTCCTCGGCCTTCAGTTTCAGCTTGTGGAAGTGATCGTCGCCATTCGAGGTGCCGCTGACAATGGCGAAACCAGAGTAATCAGCCAGACAAGGTCGAACCACAGAAGTGAAGGCGGCCGGGGCGAGAAGAGGATATTCGTCCAGAACCGCGCCATCGAGATAAATGCCGCGCAGCCGCTCATAAGCGAGGCCGCCGCCGTAAAGGCGAATAGAAGCGCCGCCGGGGAAAATGACAGAGAGCTCGCCTTCGAGCGACCGCACGCCGGGAATGTTGGCGGTGTATTCCTTCAGATAGGCCCAGCACAGATCCTTGGTCTGGTCGAACGAGGGGCCGATATAGGCGTATCTTGGCGGAGGGGTTAAGCGCGTGTTGTCGAGCGCGGCGCGAATGAGGGTGTTGACGAGCGCCACCGTCTTGCCGGCTCTTCGATGGGCGACGACGAACTTCCAGCGGGCGCGGGAAGCATGAACCGGCTGAAAATGCCGGCGCGGCTTGTAAGGCAGGACGACAGTGTCGTCGTCATCCGGCGGACGGCTCGTCGGGGATAGGGTTGTCGTCAGCGTCGGTCCTCCAACGGAAAGTGATCGTCCTCCGGTTCTGGTCCATGGTCAAGGAAGCCGACGATTGGGTCGAAGACGCAGGGGCCGGCGAAAGAGGGGCGCCCATCGCCAGCCGGCTGGCCAGGACCTTGGTCGACGCCCATTCCAACCGGCGAGCGTCGGCATTCGGGTCGAACAGGGTTTCTATGGGGACGCTGACCGCCTTGGCGAGCGTCAGCTGATAAGCCTCGTCCAAAACCCGCTGCAAGCGCGGGGACGAGCGCAGCATGCGAGCCAAACGAACCAGCGGGACCTTCAACAGATTGGCGGCGGCGGGGAGAGAACCATGGGCGAGATGAAGCGCGGTCGCACATTCGTCCTGGTCGAGCGGGACGGTGATCGGGCGTTCCGACCAGGGATAGTATGGCAGAGGCGTGAACTCCGCCTCGTCGCCTTGGGGCGCATTGGACGGATCGACCAAAGTCAGGTGTGATTTATCCATGTGATTTTGTACTTTATTTTTGCTCATCTGTCCACGGGTGGGGTCCCCGGTTCCGGCTCCGGTGAGTGGGGGAGTGGGGGGGGGCAAGCGCGCCGCCGTATACGCGCGCCGCGCGCGCGCATCGCTGTCGCTGCGCCCGCTGGGCGCTGGCGCTTGGCCGAACAAATCATGAACCAACTCATAATTGTATTGCTTCGCAATACAATTATAGATTGCTGCTAGCACAGCTAGCAGTATCTGTCAATAGGACTATATCAGTCCTATTGACAGTCCCTGCTAACAGTCCTATAATGGCGTGTTTCTCTAACCGGAGTTTTCTTTATGGCCCACAATCAAGCCGCAATGATCGAAGCCCACAAGGCAGGTATCACTCTCGCGCGCAATGGCGAGACACGCGCCTACGCCAATGACGTGGCGCGTACGCTGCCAGTCGATGAGGCGGACGCGCTACTTGCTGGCTACTATGCCGAAACGCGCCGTCGCCAAACAAACATTCTCAATCGTATCGCCAAGCTCTAAACCACACATAAGGTGCAACCCATGAAACAATCCAATGGCGTCATCCTTTGGCAAGGCTTGTCGCTTATCGATCGCGCCCCGATCGTCGTCATCGCAACTGGTGTGCGCGGCAAGTCACGCAACCCAAAGACCGGCCGCATGGTCCAGACATGGATCATGCGATCGGACGTCGCGCCCCACATCGCCGTCAAGTCTGGCGACGATCGATCGGTCTGTGGTGATTGCGAGTTTAGGCCAAGCCTGCCGCGGCCCAAAGGCAAGAAACCATGCTACGTGCGAACGTGGCAAGCGCCACGCGGCATCTATGCCGCGTTCAAGCGCGGCCGTTATCCTACCGTCACTCCACATGAGGCGGCCAAACTGTTCGCCGGCCGTGAGTTGCGTATGGGCAGCTACGGCAATCCTTCGGCTGCGCCGTTGCCCATGTGGCGCATCGTCAATTCCAGGACGCGCGGTCATACCTGTTACATTCACAATTGGCGAACCGCGGCCCGCGGCTGGACTGATCTCGCCATGGCCAGCGTATCCAGCCTGGAAGAGTCGCTAGCGGCGGCCAGGCTTGGCTATCGGACCTTTCGCGTTCGCTCGCCAGACGAGCTCATCGCACTCCGCGAAGCGCCATGCCCAGCGGCCGCCGAGTCGGGGCATAAGACGGTTTGCGCGCTCTGCCTCGCATGCGGCGGCCGGCGAGCCAAGGCCAAGGTAGGCATAACCATCGTTCAGCACGGCTAGTTCAAACCCCGATCCCTGGCGCTAGGGCGGCCCGTGAGCCGCCCTTTTCGTTTTGGGGCTGTCTTGGCCCCGATCGCCGGCCGCCGGCCGTCCTGGCGGCCCGGGAGGCGGCCCGATCGGGGTTCGATCGGGGTCCGATCGCGCCCGGGCTGGCGCGGCGGCCGAGTCGGGGTTGTGTCGCCCCAACTCGAGGTTTCTGCTTTTCCGAAGTCGGGCCTTTGGGGAATGACCGCCGCCCGCGTGTTGATTGGAAGGGGCATCCGGGCGATCGCGCGGGCGCCCAAATACAACCCAAATGTTGCACTCTAAACGTTGTTAGCACGTTATCATAGCGAGGGACTCTATCACCTTCGCGACTCAATATACAAAAGCGAATTCACATCAAAATTCCACACTGTTAACATAGTACAATCCCCATTTTCGCCCTCTTTCTCTCGCGCGTCATAGAGGAAAGCAGGTGATAAAGTCCCTCGTCATGATAACGATTGACAAACCCTACATTTCATCAGCAAGTTAACATGTTGCCAAAATGCAACTGGGAGATGTCACAACCATGTCAAACCTGGAAGAAATGCTGGCGGAAATGACCCCGCAACAGTCCCGGAGGCTCTCATTTCACGAGAAGTGCGCGGCCTATTACGCTCTCAAAAGGGGCTTCTCACAGAGATTGATCGGTAAGACTTTCGGCGTATCCGCCGCGGTCGCCAGCTTGCTGCTCAATTGCCAGACCAACCGTCGCTATCGCGACGTCGCGCGCGAATTCGAGCGTCTCGGCCTGGAGGAATTCGGCCGCCTCTATTGGACGCCGGAATATGACGATCGCCTCGCCCGCTTTCGTATGGGCAAGCAAAAACCCTTCGATCAAATGCGCGGCTCCGGCCCTAATCCAACCGCGGACCAATACCAGCGCTCGCATGAAAGCCCAGACGGCGGATTCACCGTTCGTTGGATGCCAGGACATGGTTGGATCTGGACCTCAGACATCAATGAACTGGTCTACTCCGAAAAGCCGTTCCGCACTTCGACCGCTGCTTACGACGCCTATTGGCAAACCATGTTTCTGCCCAACCCGCGAAAGGGCTAACCCAATGACCAAAACAGAGAAAAGAATAATCCGCGAATTGATCGACGCCCTGGACATGATCGCCTATGGCGCTTCGACTGACGAGAGCCACTATCAACGCCTTCGCCTGGCCCGCGAGGCAGCGCGTCAACTGACCACATCAAGGTTCAGCAGTAAGACGCCAGATAGCGAAATCGACGCTATGCACACCAAAGAAAAATACCGTTGACAAGGATCAAAAGACCCGTGTAAGGGAATGAGTGTGGCTCCGGCCACACTCGAAAAAAGGTGCAACAATGTCTCAGTTACAGTGCCAAGACGCGGCCAAGTTCGCCCTCGCCGGCAACGCCGTGTTCACCATTCGCTCGACTCAATCGGGTCAGCGTTTCACCTTCAAAGTGCGCGCCAGCGAAGACAACGCGACCATGCACTTTGTCTCGGTCCTGACCGGTCCCGACAATTGGGAGAACTACAGCTACCTGGGTTATGTCCGGCGTGGCGTCTACT